TTGGCACATTCCCGAACAATCAACTCGGTGAATTTTCGTAACTCATGATGGTCGGGTATGCAACTGAAACATTCATCAGCAATATCTTTAATTTTTCGTTCGTTCATCATATTATTTAAACCCATATTCTTTTCTTAGAAGTTGTACCTGTTCATTCGGTACAGCAAATAATCTGGCTCGTATTAAAATAGAACCGGTTGCTCGTTCATGTTCTTTTGTAAATTCTATACACTTTTCACGCAATAAAGCATCGACTATTTTGTCGGTTAATACCTTTTTAAAAAAATCATCATCAATATTCATATTAACCATTGTTATTTCTGGTATCGCCAAAGTCGATTTGATAGCTAAGCCTTGAATATAATCAAGCCGGCTTGATTCAGTATCAATTTTAGTATCCATCACAGACCTTTCAGCATAACATAACTAACAAACAGGCAGGTCATATGAATTGCTTGATCCAAACCGATGACAACGAAAAACCAGTGGCGCTGATTGTTCTTCCACAATGCACTGGTGGCTCGACTGGTGCAGTAGTCAGTGATAAAATGCAGTCCAGCATTGACTAGCGCAAACAATAAACCAAACGGTAACAAGAAAATTCCGTATATAACCACATGCTGCAATAGAATCAGATTGGACTTGGATTTGTTCAGAGCGATTCTATCAGACTGCATTATAAAGTCTGCAATGAAGTGTATCCAAATCAAAGACAGCATTATCATCAGGTCCATTATTTTACTCCGAAATCTTGTTTTGTTTTCCAAATAGCGAAATCTAAATCACCATCACAGTTTTCCATATTATCCAAACAACACCTAACAATCAACTTGGCAAACAAATCAGCATTCAGATGGTTAGTTTGATGATCCCAGCACTTGCGTTCAAGTTCTCTAATTCGTTCGTTCATTGTTCAATCTCAATCTTAACACAATAACGGTCTCTATGTGAGGCAATCATTTGCCTTACCACACCCACCTCAGACACAGCACCAGCCCCGGCAACCAACGCCAATAGAGCACCGAAACCCATGATAACAATAAAGGTGGCTATGCCCAATCCTACTTCAAAAAAGCCTGTGGTGATCCAAAAGTAGAGAGCCAATAAAGAATCAAGCACACAGTAACTAACATACGATGCGATCACCGTAATAACCGAAACCATAAACAACCCACCTAAAACACGGCGCGTCAATGTGCAGATATCTGTCTCTTGTTTTTCCCAATTCCTAACATATCCTTGATGATAAACATAGGCCAATCGGTAAATCAATCCGTCTTTTTTGATCTTCATTCTACAAATCCTTGTTCATTCTGTTTAGGTTGTCGTGGTTCTGCACCAGAATACCGATACTCATAGATTGGTTCTTTTGGTTTAACATACGGGAATGTTACAGGCACTTGGCTCCCAGAACCTGTATAGTAGGATTTAAAGGGCAAACCATCCTCATCTTTTGCCCATTCCCAAAACACTTTTCCATCAATATCATATGCAGTACCATCACCATGTTTGAACACACTACTGTATCGTTTGTTTTGGTATAGAGTTTTTCCACTAAAATCACTTACATCACTCCATTCCCAATCTTCACCAGTCAAAGGGGCAATAGGTTCAAAGTTAGCAAGTTTTGAAAACAAATTGATTGTATATGGTGCAGTCGAACCAGAATGGCCCTCACCATCAAATACATTCAACAGTTCCAATACATGCTCACAGATCATTTCCTGCATTCCATCTTTGAATTTACCATTTGCATCAGTCCAACCTGCTGCACGGAATTCTTCTTTTGCATATTTTTCATAGTTATTCATCAAAACCTCCATGTTTAATCAACTTTCTCATGCTATTTTACTTTTCATTTTATCTTTCCATGGAAAGATAAATTTATCTTTCCACTCTTCCCATAAACGATTGATAGTAGCACGACTTCTGGGATCATTTACACTTACGAGCAATTGCTGAAAAATTTCTTCAAGATCGATACGTTCTATCCAGGTACCAATGAAATATCCATGTGGATCTTTTACGCCTCTCAAAGAAATTGGATGATTAACAATTACATACTCAGACATGGATAGCGTTGTTTCACCTAAATTCCATCTCTTATCAAAGTGTTGTTTCGTCCAAGATTCTGCTTCTGCACGATTACCTGCAATGACAAAAATTTTACTTATAGTTTAATCTTTGATCGATTCGCTTATTATACGCTTACACCAACGACAATCGCGGTGATATTGTCCATTGTAAATCCAGCCTCTCATTGGAAACGGGTGATCAACCTTCTCGCATAACCACCAAACAAATCTTGACCATAGTCCGCTATTCATTATTTTCCTTTGTCTGTTCTTTCCAAAGTTTCATTGCTCTTTTCAATTGCTCCATCTGTTCAAGTCGAATGTAATCCATGATGCCCCATTCATCTTTGTTCTTGGACATATTCCAAAGTGTATCATAGTGTTTCTGTAATACATCAATTACTACATCATAATCTTCACTCACTTGGCACTCCTACTTTCGGTCCAACTAAAGGTGTTTTTTGATCCAACTAAAGGTGTTCCCCATTGGTCTGTTTGTTGTGCCCAATGAACAAAACGCCAGTCATCGATACAACGCTCTCTGCTGATCAATTCTGTCTTTTTAACATTAGTCATCTTACCACACCAATAATCCCAATAAGATGCAATTATTTGATCTTCACTCCAAGTTTCTTGCACATGCTGACCATGCTCACCAGGAAAAACAATTGTCCAGTATTTCATTTTTCATTCTCTGTTGATTTAAGAATATTTGCTGCAAACAAAAAGTAATTATGTGTCGGATTTTCACCTTGCCGTTCATGTAACCTCATTAATACATCAATAGACTTATTACGCTCTGATGTAGCGACCAATTGGCACAACGCATAAACAGCATCACCAACAACCACAATGCCGTTGTCTCGCATCATATCATCAATTTCATCACGGGTCATATTAAGCCCTAAACACTTCAACAGTTTCTAACAATGCTTTTGCTCTGGTGATTGCTGCACTTTCAGCCCGTTCTTTGTTAAAGAATCCATCAATTTTATAGCAAGATTCATAGTGCCAGATCAGAAAGTTTTTGTATTCTACGATATATTCTTGTTGGTGAGCATCATAAGTCACACGAACTTGCTTAAAAAGTTTTTTCATTATTCTTCCACATCTATCAATTGACTTTCATTAACTTCGGTCCATTTACCATCAACTTTAACCTCTAACTTGACTTTTTTCAACTCTCGTTGGACTGTGCGTTCCAGATCATCTAGTTTACCAGTCTGCCGCATCACTTCCATACGATGCCAAGTTTTAAACTTTTGAGTCTCTGTCATCTTTACAAAAGCATCCTGCTTGTTGTCCAACTGGCTTCGACTTGCTTCGCTATAACCATGAGCACCACTTGCTCTGTGTGTGCAATGAACAGCACTGGATGTTTTGTTACGTTTTTGACCACCCGCACCTGTTCCTTTGGTATAACTCCAGTCACAATCCTTAGCGGTCACGCTGAATAGTATTTTCTTTTCCATGTTCTGGCTTCTCCACTTTTGCACACTTCAGCGTTTCACGGTCGCATCGTTCCATGGTACCAGCCTGGGTGTTGATCCTGATTATACTCTGCCCATCCCAGACCATCTGATATTGGCCATTGTTCACTGCTGGCATAAACACCTGATAGGCCAAGAGCATAACCATGATTAACTCCATTATATTTCCAACACTTTCAGTTTAAAATCATCTGCGCGTTTTTCATAATTGATATAACCACGAGGATTACATACAATACGGGTTTCGCCAAGTATATAATCAAATTCTTCGTGCGTGTGACCATGAGTCCACAACTTGATCTGCGGATGATCAAGAATGAATTCGCTCAAATCAGATGAATACGCACCATTCATAATCACTTCACGAGCATATTTTGGATGCGTAGACAACTTAGAAGGTGCGTGATGACCAACAACAACAAACTTCTGGTCAAATTTGCCTTCCGTAACTGAACGAATATACTCTACCATTTTCTTGTGATCTTCAACAGAATCTTCTGGAGAAAACTTGGCAACCTGCTCACGGTGTTCATAATGATCAATAACAGTCACACTCATGTTATCCATGTTCTTATAAACAAAATTACCTTCTGCATCTTTCTTATAGATCGGTACTTTGTGTGACACCTTTCTATTAGAGTTAGTGACGCAACGAAAATCATTCATCACGCTTGGCATAGTGATAAGAGTGGTAACATCTTCTTTGTTCATATCAGTCCAAAGAGTGCCACCGATGAATGTTACATCATCAAGAACAAAAGTTTCTTTGTCAAGTAGATGAACATTCTCATACCGAGCAAGAATCATTCGCAGAGTGTCTATTGTTTTATTGAAGTCACCATTGTAATGCTCATGGTTGCCTACAATATAAACAACATGCTTGAATGCTTTACTTACATCATTGAAGAATCGGTCGTAATCAGGACCAAATTTGGATGCGACACAAATATCACCCGAAAGGATAAGCACATCGACACCTGGGTTTTCCAGTTCGATATGTCCAAATTCTAGGTGAAGATCGCTTGCGAGTGCTAGTTTCATAATAATAGTATAACATCATTGAAGGAGTTTGTCAAGTGTTTTTTGTTGGATCATGTAGAATAACAGGAACGGCAGGTTTCTTTAATGCCTCCAGTATCGATTCATTCAAAGATTTACCTTGTTTTTTAGGTTTACCACCATTACGATAGGTTTCTGCCAACATCCAATCTGGCAGAGGTTCTATATCATCGGGTTCTCCCCAAAAATTCTTGTTCATAGAAATCCTCTTTGTTTGTAATAGTGGTATTGTTTTACAAAATAAGCAAATCGTATTGGCTCTTGAAATGGATTAGGTAGTTCACCAAAATGTTTTACCATTTCATCAATTATACGATTTAGTTCTTCATCAGTCATTTATCAACTCGGTCAAAGACTGATTATCGCCTATTTTACCTCGTAGAAAAGAATTGCAAGCCAAACTAATACGAACATTATCACCAGACTTTTGTTCGACCATGTGTTCTAATGAAGATGGAAAAACGACAATATCACCAGGCTTTACAGTAAAGTACCACGATTGAGAATTATGCCAGTTCCATTCTTTAGGATGCAATTTGATCTGCTGGTAGCCATCATCGAAAAAAGTAATCTTATCATTTTTTTCATCAGCATTTACATACATCACACAAGAAAGATAACTGTTCGGGTGAGCATGTTTATGATGCCATTGTTTCTCTGCCGTAAAGTTTAACCATGCTTGCGTGATATAAGGCTTTACATTTTCTTTAGGCACAATAATCTTATCGAGATACATTTGAAATGCGCCTGTCAATTCTTTATGAATTGTAGCCATTGCATCATGTTTCATCAAGTAATTATCAAGGCTGGTAATATTGCCTTCATTTTTATAGGTAGTTTTGCCTTGTTCATCAAAGAAATCCAATTCTTCTTTGGTGAATTCTCTATCTATGTTTGTGAATAGTAGAGGAATAGGAAATAATCCGTGAATCGTCGGCTCTTTCATGTAAGCACCTTTCTCATAATTTGAGCATTATACACAACCGTATCAATCAAAGAGGCAAATAAGAAACCCACCAAAGGTGGGTTCTATTTCAAAAATGTAAAAATTCTTCTGGATCTTTTTCAGTTACGAAATTGATATATTCAACGGCTTCATCTTCGCAAGTAAAAAATCTAACTAAAGTTTGAGATGTATATTTAGAAACGAATATCAAAAGAATGTTAGTTTCTTTGTAAATCGATAACTTAATATACCACCCATTACGCTCGGATACCATCCAAGACCTTAAATTAGTTTTTATTTGCGCTATTGAACGCGAAAAAATCTCCTGTGATGACCTTTTTTGCATTGTTCGAAAAACTTTCTATTGATTCTGATACCATCTTTAGGTATGTAGTAGATTCAGAACCTAGAGTTTTTTTGAACATTTCAACTCCAAACAAAGCGGCTTGGGTGTTGAAATCAATAACTGAAGTGGTGAATTCTTGTGATTTTTTTGTAAAATCATCAAATTTTGGCATGTAGGCTTGATACATTTTTATCTCCTTAGACGATTCGAAAATGTTTGGTGCGTGTTTCTGCTCTTAGTTTTTTAGCATCCTGAATGGCTTCTAAAAGCATACGGATAACTTTTAAAACTGACTTCATTTTTTTCTCCTATGTTAGTGACCCTGTAGGCATCACTAATATATTTAGCATTTTTTATGTTGCAACACAGCATAATTTCTAAGATTTGCCGTCATTAATATCTTCCCATCGCATCTTAGCCAAAATATAATCTTTCACCAAACTACTACGGACAATATCATCAGGTGTAAATTCAATTTTGGTAAATGCCTGCATATGCATGGCAATATCAAAGAATTTTAAAATACCTGACATATCATTCTTTTTTCTATTCAGATCAGTCTGTCGGTAATCACCACACCAGATAATCTTAGAACGATATCCTACCCGTGTCATAACCGTATCGATTTCTTCATAATTCATATTCTGCATTTCATCTACGATAATGATAGCATCATCAAAGGACATTCCTCGAATAAATGAAGTGCTGATGAATTGAATATGACCTTGTTCTTCTAGTCTATCCCACGAATCTTTGCGACCAAATAATGTTTCGCAGATTTGTCTATAGGGTTGCTGATAGATTTCCATCTTTTCATCTACATCACCTGGTAGATGACCAATCTCACGGCTTTGCACCGCTGAACGAACTACAATGATTTTATTGAATGGGTTGCTTCTATCTAAAACTTCTTCAAGTGCTTTATATAAGGCGCAGAATGTTTTACCTGTACCGGCTACGCCATGTAATGCTATAAAATAATCTTGTCTTTTGTATGCATCAAAGAATTTTCTTTGATTATCTGTAAGTGGTGTAAATGTCTTTAGATCATCAATCTTTATTCTTAACTGGTTGTTTGTTTTATTTGTTGTTTTAATTTCGACTACGGTGTTTGATTGTTTTCTAGACATTAAATTTTCCCTAAAACATGAGATTTGTGGATTTTACAAGTCACCCATGAGTTATAAAAAGAATCGTTTAGTAGTGCTTGGCGATTGAATATCTCAAATGTTTCCATATAACTACATGCTGATCTTGTTTTACATAGATGCAGAATCTCTCTTCTGAATATTCCCTCCCCTAATAGTTTAACTTCTTCTTGCAATTCTGTATTGGAGCCCCAATACTTCATCCAGTCACTAGATACTCTGGACTTTTTTTTCTTGCCTTTGATTTGTCTTGTCTTAGATTTGGTAAAGAATTTCTTACCAATATATTTGCGACCCGTTTGGGTGTTCGTGATGAGATATACAAAGCCAAAATAGTCTTTTATATCTTCTTCTGTAAATTCTTTTGTAGTATTATGATAAAACCAAGTCATCAATAATCATCATCCTGTTCCATTTCGTCATCAATTATATATGTTGAACAAAATGGACAGAAAGTAGGTTTATCATCACACTCTTCTACATCATAATCTATTTTATATTTCGAATCACACTCTCGACAATGATGTTTTAGTATCATTTAGATTTTATTCCTCTGCCGGCTTCTAATTCTCGTAAATCGTTTGCTACATCTGAAACACCATGCCAATCTTCAAGTGCAATCATAACTTGCAAATACTCTATAAGAACTTCTTTTTGTACCTCAAAATCGGTATAATCTTTTACGCTGCCTTTGCCCATACATCCTCCCAATTTCCTGATAGAGCACCTTTGGCATAATCTGTTGCACGATTCTCAAAGAAATTCGTATGCGTAGGTGCGTTAATCATTTCTTCGACCCATGGCAGAGGATTCTTTTTAACTTTAAAGATACCCTTCATACCAAGGCTAATCAATCTGCGGTCAGCAATATAACGAATATATTTCTTCACATCTTCAGAGGTCAAATCTTTCATTGGACCCATTTCAAATGCAAGATCGATAAACTGATCTTCTAACTCTACCATTCTTGTTGCTAGAGTATATATTTCACCTTTTAACTCATCATTCCATATTTCTTTGTTTTCTTCGACATATGTTCTGAACAACTTGATCATAGATTCGGCGTGCATTGTTTCATCTACGATTGACCATGTAACGATCTGACCCATGCCTTTCAT